TTATATGTGGTAATACCACTAAATCCTCTAATACATCCAGTAAAAGAGTTTGTAGTGATACCAGTATAGGTAAAAATCTCATTGTCGATCTTAAACAGACCATACTCATGAGGAAATCCTTTTGTAGATGCAACTCGAACAGTCTCATCGGTTGATGAAATACCAACAGAAAGAGTAGTCTCACCAATAATTACTTCTGGAGTTAGATTGTCTAACTTCAAATACTGATCAAGATTATCTGAAAGGTCTGATGGACCAGACTGATATTCTTGAGAGATGTAATATTGTTTTAGAAAATCTACTGTTTTTGGACTTTCTGAAAGTATGAATTCTGGTAGTTGACTTTCAATTATTTGCTGAACTTTTACCCTCTTCTCAAAGCCCGTTTGTATCATTTTATCCCCTCTTTAGTTCTCCGTTTGAATAACTTGAAGTAACTTTATAACCGACGCCAGAAATCTGTTCGCCAGATGTTATAGTATCTTTAACCATATTTATGGTGCTATCAGCAACAGAAAAGGATAGATATAGATCCTTTAGACCGATAATATCATTAGACTCTGGGAACGCCTGAATTTCGATAATATTGTTAGCAACCACCGTAGAAGTGATGTTTAAAGTGTTGAGAGTTATCTCACCCTTAGTGTAATCTACGGTGCCTGCAGACTTCACTACGATCTCATACTTACCAGTCTCGTTAATATCCTTAACGATGGAAATAACGCCCTTCCCGTTGCTTCCGGGCACATCTGTGAAGTAGAATGTTCCTATTCTACCAGCAAGAGTAAATCCAGTACTCTTAATATTGAATCCATCCTTATTGATATGGAACTTGTTACCATAACACAGTTCATACTGTGCTGATTGATTAATCAGTGCCTTTAGATTTCTACGGATAATGACTCTTGTGATGTTTGAAGTGATCGCATTATCGGAATTATCAATAGTCTGACACAATCTACTATACTTAAATCTACCACCAAACTGGTTGATATTTGCTTTTGCAAAAGTATTCAGAATCGAAATTACTTTAGTCTTCAAGGCATTGACGTTTGTAACCTGAGAGCTGTTATAATAGACTCCAGAGTTAATTTCAACATAAAGAACCTTAAGATCAGTGATTCTTTGGTTGATACCAGAAAGTGAATAATCTTTCAGTTTTGAAAGAATATTTTGCTTATCAAAATCCGAAACAAAGTCGCCATTCTTTGGTTTAATGCTAATAATGACGTTTCCAAACTGTGGTGGGTCCAACTCTTCGCCACCAACAACAGAAACAGACTCTGTATTTGGATAAATCTGTTGAATAATCGCTTCATAGTCACGAGTCGTCACTGCTCTATGCTGAGAAGCGTAAATTCTTGGTGCAAAGTACTTAATTGAGTCAACACTTTCAATTGCACTACCGTTTGCTGCTGCATTTACGGTTGTAACGCTAATTGCATTGGTTGGGATGATCGGATTTCCCAAAGAATCTAAAAATCTACCGGAGAATGAGAAATTAGCAGCACCATTTCCATCTTCACCATCAGTAATGATGTAAGAAACGGTAATAATAGTGCCACTTTCTAATTTTTTACCAAAATATCCGTCTCCAAACAAAAGTTCATACTTTTCATCCTGAACTTCCTGAATCAAATAGATTTCTGAGGTCTTGTTAATATTTAAAATGTTATCAACACGGGAATATTCTCTTCCTTCACCACTATCAGAGAGTCCTTTGACTTTTACGACGATAGTTGAAGTGTCAATAAAGGAATTATCAAGGACAAAACGCTGATCAAGTGATCCATCAACCACAAATTGCTTCTTGAGGTATGTCCCTTGGTAGATCGTAATACTATTGAAAGAACCAGTACCAGAATTGATGGTTGTAGTAATGCTTTCTGGTATTGAGAAGATATAATTGCTGTTTTCTGCTGTTCCTACACACACTAGACCCGCCTCTAAGGTCATTGTATCCGATGATGAGGTAGTTTGTGCGTTCAAACTAATTGTTGCCTTAGCGGCGTTCCTAGAGCGAGGTACATAACCAATATTTCTTGCGAGAGAAACGACATTTTCTCTCAAAGTTGCCGAATCCAAGAAGGATTCGTTGACTACCATATTCGCATTGAACGCATTAATATAACTATTATACGCTAGAGTGTCGATTAAGACAGAAAAATTAGACCCCTCAAAGTCAAAATCCGTGAAATTTGAGTTAGCACGGAGATAATCTTTGATCGAGGTCCTTATTTGGTCAAAATCGAGGTTCGTAAACTTTGTAAAAGGCATCTTTTTATCTGGTAGCCTCTAATAAGAATGTAAATTGCTGAGCAGGAACGTCTTGACCGATGATATTATACAAAACTGTGACTTCAAACGTGTTATTATCGGGTTGAGGATCGACTTCTACCCTAACATTGTTGACTCTTGGTTCAAAATTTTCGATTGTAGTCAGAATTTGCTCTTGAATTACGGTAGCAGTACCAAAATCAACGAAATCGAACAGACTTGAACGCACATCTGACCCTAAAAGTGGTTGAAAAAAACGTTCATTTGGTATTGTCTGTACTAAATTACGAATCGAACGAGTAATTGCTGCCTCATTTTTGAGAATAGGCAGATCCTTGGTCACAGGATGTGGATCAAAAGACAAACTAATGTCCTTAAATGCTCTAGAAACCCGTGAGATCGCCATTTGTCAAGAAGTTTTCTTGCTTTATTTATATTTACATCCAAGGATTGCCATATGTTGGCTCCGTTCCATAGTCCCAATCATCATAATCTTCATCATTACGAATCTTTTCGTGAAGTTCAGACTGTTTTTTTAGGTCGTGACGAGGCGCAAGGTCGTGCATGACCTCTGTTAGTACTCTTTTTTGATTTAAATTCTGCATTGAACCATAATCTGAGGCGAGTTTCGTGGTTCCCCACATCTCTCTCATGTAGTCTTTGTTCCTATCGACAGGTGATTGTCCCATTTTAGCTCCTGATTTATAAAAATCAGAACTTTTAGAGGGGTTGCTATCCCTTACTACTATTTATTTTACCCAAAAACCTTTTCTAAGGTAATCGGAATCATAAATGAACTCATGATCATCATATTTTTTTTTATCCGAGTCATTCCAAACTGGTATTGCTACACTATTTCCATACCTAAAGTCTGGGTTTTGGCGAAAGTGAACTTCAATGAGACGATTTCCTATAAATTCGCAGTTGATCCACTCATAGTTACCCCTCAATTTTTTTAAAATACTAGGAAAAGGAATGGTAACGTCAACTTTTTTCCACATATCCCATCTATAAAGTGGATTCATCTCATCCCTTGTACCCAAAACTGCTAATTTTTGTTCTTCATTTTGGTAATCTACACTGATATGATTTCCTTCAAAAATTTCGCACCAAAATTCCGATGGATGATAAGGGTCTGTATACTTATGGATATACTCTTTACGAGCATAACGACCCATACCAAGTAAGTTCATACTAGGTCTTAAAATATAAAAATCGGGTCTAGGTACACTTGTGCCTATAGGACCACAAGTATAACCCAAAACCCGACTTAATATCAACTTATTGTATACCCAAAGGTCTTCAGAATGTATTTGGTTCCATTCATCATCACCTTCTAAGTACATTATCCCTTACCTTGTCCGCGATACTTTTTACGCGCCTTATTACGAGAAGAGGAAGCGTATTTAGTACCCATTCCATCTCCTTGACGAGACTTTTTAGGCGGACCAGGAATATAAGAACTTTTATTCAGTCCTACTTTTGCCTTAGCCATGATAATTCTCCTTAATAATTTCAGTGTCTAATTCATCAGGTCTTGGAGATCCTGTCTGATAGAACTCTATCGACAGGTCCTCCATTATATTGAAATACTCTTCCTCAGTCAAGCGGGAGTATAATTTCTTCCCCCTACAATAGATATTGTAAAGTTCGTTAGACATCAAATGATCCTTGTCTTTTCGTGACCAACTCTGATACGAGGATCGCACCAGATTTCAAAGCCTGCTTCCTTTGCATCCAAACAGAACGATACATCTTCTCCACACATATCCTGTACGTCACCAGATTCAAAGACTTGCATCTTCGGAGCAAACCAGGGATACTTCATCTCTTCGTGCTCAAAGACTCCATGCTTAATCATCAACCAACCAAATCCTGCATAATCAACAGTAAATGGTTTCTTACGCTTCGACATCGTTTCTAGCGTTTCATGATTCATGACTCCACCATTGTTCTTGAAGTCATCTTCTTCCATCCAGTGAGCAACAGAGGTCGTGTGCCCGTCTTCCGTACAATACCAACCACTGGCGATATCTTCATCCATCAATACTAATTGTAAAAACTTTTCAGTATTGAAAACAATATCAGAATCAATCCACAATTGATAATCATACTTTAGCTTGCCGTCCCAGGGAATCTGGTCAGGTCCACGAAGTACATTCGCTCCTAGGCACTTGCATCTTGCGAAGTTGACCATCGAGGAGTAGTCTTGAGAAATTTGAATACTAGCACCACTCTGTACGATATCAAAACAGAGTTGTACAAAATTCTTTAAGAAGGTGTAAGAAACTCCACGCCCAGGCAGACAGAAGACGATTGATTTACCACGGATCATCTCCCGTGCCTTCTCATAATCGAATTCGACTTCCTTGGTGACTGTCGGAGTCTTTGCTTTTACAGTAAATCCTTTAGCCATAA